ATCATTGCCGAACCACCAAGCATCATGATCAACTTCACCTCTGGTGCCACATTCACCTTGTTCCTATATTTCACGTATAGCTCTTCAAATACCCCATCATAATCCTCAACTGACTCCATCACACTTTCAGACCAACCTTCGAGTTGAATCTCGAAAGGGTTATAGCGTTTATTAAGAAATTCGAGACCAGTGACACAAGCGACAAGCATACGCCTTGAGAAACGAATACTCTGATCAACTTCTATACCATACGTGATACGCTTAACTTCCGTTCGAATCTCATCAACACTCGAATACATATTGAGACGCTTATTTGTGTTTACACCCTTCTTCTCAAGACGTGCAAGTTTGTTTAATAAATCGGCTTTCTCTTCGTCAATAGAGGTATATCCTTTAGATGGCTGTTCTTCAGTGTATCCACCTCCTCCACCCATTCCCATATCGACGTCATCATCCTGGAAGTCACCATATTCACCATAATCTATTTCTTCAGCAGGAGGTTTAGGTGGAGCTGATTGTTTTGTGGGATTAGCGAACGCGTCGATCTCTTCCTGTCTGTTTACCGGGGGAGGCCTGGATGAAACCATAGGCCTGGGTCTGGGCCTGGGCCGAGAAGGCGGGGCAATTTGAATCTCATCCATCAGAGCCTGTTCATTTTCGTCCAATTTAAGGATCTCGGTATCTCCCCGATCTAGGATAATCTCTTCGTCCATCTACTCTTTATAATGAAACTAAAGTACTATCTTTAACGCACTTTCATAAAAAATGTTACTTAATATTAAATGAAATTTAACCGTAATACCCTTTTGGTAATCCTCAGTGTAGTTGCCATCGGCTTCCTCATTCGTCGTACTGTGATGAGCTGCTACCAACCCAGACCCATTGAAGTTGAACCCATCAACGAGGATTCGCTTCACGAACTTGAATACAAGCTCGAGTGTACTCCAGGTCACACCGCCGAGGGTAGCACATACACCAAGGCCCTCACTCCAGGTGGTCTTTGCAAGTCCGAGCAACTTGTGAGGGACCAGGCGAGTTATGCGATCGTAGATGGAATTGGTGGATCTTTAATCTAAACATACTGTAAATGACAACAGTTGCTGCTGTTAGATTAGATGTTCCCGATTTTGATTATGAGTACCACACTATTACTGTTGATACCATTGATCAATCGAGTGCAAACACTTTTACAGCGTATCTCAACACACCTCTTAGGAATGTTGTACAAGCTCGTCTTCTAGGTGCACGTATCAAAACGATTCACAGCACAGAACACTGTTACATCTCGATAGATGAACTCGACAGTAATTTTGCCGATAGAGCAACGAAAGACCCCCCTCTTTCTATTTCTTCTCAGCCAGGGTTGTCTGTTTTACGAAACTCTTTTGCTAGTCTCATAAGTGAAACATCGGCAACTTCTGGAGATCAGGTCGTATCCTTCAAGGACAACTACATAGTTGCCCAGCAATTTTTAGATCCCATTGCCAAACTCGATCGTCTCACAGTTCGTATTCGTGACGAGGATGGCAACACAATTAAGAATCCTTCTTCCGCAGGTAATAACTTTCTCGTACTTCGTTTTGTATGCAAAAAGTCGAACTTAAAATAAACCTTTCCTTATTGTAACTATGTCATCCGGTATAGTGAAACTCATCGCTATTGGTTCTCAAGATGAACATATTATGGGAAAGCCTGAAATTTCGTTTTTCAGTTCGACGTTTAAAAGACATTCAAACTTTTCACAGACCGTCGAAAAACAATTGATACAGGGGGCTGTGAATGGTGGTTCCATGTCAACTATCCGTTTCGAAAAGACAGGTGACCTTCTTGGTTATACGTATTTCACTATCGATGATAACAACGCATCACTGGATCATCCAGATTGGACACGTCTCATTGATTATTGTGAGCTTTTATTGGGGGGGCAAATTATTGACACTATAGATTCAGTGTTTACAGAAAAAATTGCTATTGACACATTTGCTAACAATGTCAGTAAAAGCTCTAACGGCACTCACCCAGGTATAAGTGCTCGTTCATATTTTTATCCATTACGTTTCTTTTATTGTGAGTCTCCACAAATGGCTATACCACTTGTAGCCTTGAACTATCACAATGTGGAAGTACGTATTCATTGGGGGCCAGATGCTGGCAACTATAAGTGGTCTGCGTACAGTAACTACTACTATTTAGACAATGAGGAGCGTGGAACTTTCGCTAGCCGAGATTTAGAAATGTTGATCTTCCAAGTCCAAAAGAATATTCCAAGCAATGAAACTATACAAGAGCTTCACTTTAATCATCCAGTGAAATATATTGCATCAAGCAACACATCTAGCTACAGTGCATTAACTTCGTACAACAACAAAGTAAAAGTAACAATAAATGGTGTAGACATTGACGGGTATAAATGGGCTCGTCCACACTTTATAGAAGTCATGAATTATTACCATACTAATTTCGTTACGTCTCCAGACTTTTTCCTGTTCTGTTTCTGTCTCACAACAAGCCTTATGCAACCCACAGGAACTTTAAATTTCAGTAGATTAGATGATGCGAAAATATTCAGTGAAACAATGCCTATAACTGATCCAGTATATGCGGTAAACTACAATATCCTTAAGATTTCCAATGGGGTTGCCGGTTTGCTCTATGCCAATTAAAATACTAAGCTATATTAAATGGTGAAGAACTTAAGCACTATTGATCGCGGCACCAAGGTGAGATTTGGTCGTTGGCATAACGACGACCAGGCCGAAAATACGATTGTGATCAACGCTTCTGATACTCCAATTAATGCTGATCATGCAGGTCTTTTCATGAGTCCCATTCGAGTAGATGAAGGTGTAATCGTCACTTTGATGGGTGTTGATCATAGAACTGGAGAAGTCGTTGATTCCAATATTAACGCTCAAGCTGTACAAGGTCGTGAAATTGATTTCTATGCAAATTTAGGAAATGTAATTACATCAACAATTGTATACGAAGCGGATAACGCGTTAGTTACAACGGGTAATATAGGTATTTCAAATTTAGAACCCATCCATACACTAGACGTCGGATCTAAATTTTCTGTAGATGAAACTGGACCCAATGTTGTTACCATTCGGGGTGATTCATATATACAAGATAATCTCTTGGTAGGAGGAAACCTTGCTGTTAGGGGTACACTGACAACAATCGACACTGAAAACACAACCATCAAGGATGCTATTGTAGAGATTGGAAAAGGTAATACCACATCAGATGTGGGTTTTATCATGAACCGTCTAGGTTCAAATGTCGCTATGGGATATCGTGACTCCGTTGATGAATTTGCCATCGCACATACAGATAGCAGTGCAAGCAGTACTACCATTGTACCATCCGGAGAACTTATAGATGTCCGTGTCCATGGTCGTCTTCATACAAACTCAAGCTTATCTGTCGACACAAACCTATTACATGTTGATGCGGTAAGTGACCGTATCGGTATCAACACGTTGTTTCCACAATCTACCCTCGATGTTATAGGTGATGCTAAGATAGCTTCAAATCTAACTGTTGGTACTGATGGATTGTATGTCGATACCACAACTTCACGTGTGGGTGTTAATACTACTTTACCTACAACCGACTTCCATGTAGAAGGTGAAGCCCTTATTACGGGTAATTTAAATGTGACACATAATGTGTTTGCGACAAATGTTAACTTTGAAGACGCAGAAGTAGACAGTCTCCATGTAACTGATACAACTCAGTCTACATCTAAAACTACGGGGGCTGTAAGAGTTGCGGGAGGTTTGGGTGTTGATAAAGATATTCATGCAACGAATGTTAATTTTGAACACGCAGAATTAGACAGCCTCCATGTAACTGATACAACTCAATCTACCTCTAAAACAACTGGGGTTGTAAGACTTGCGGGAGGTTTGGGTGTCAGTAAAGATATTCATGCGACAAATGTTAATTTTGAAACTACCGAAACTGATAATATATATGTTACCGATACAACGGCTTCAACTTCTAAAACTACCGGAGCCGCAAAAGTTGCGGGTGGTTTAGGTGTCGCGGGAGAAATATACACATCTAATATTAATGCTGATAATGCCGAACTAGACAGTATAAATATCACTTCACAAAAATTATTAAATATTGGTGGTAATATACACGCACTATCTGACCTCGTAGTGACTGAAAACGCCTACGTTTCTAATAACTTGACAGTAACTAAGAACTTGACAACCGAAGGAGAGATTTTTGCTAAGACTGATCTAACAGTCACAGAAAATGCTTATGTTTCTAATA